AATACATCGTCCTGACAATTCTGACACAGACCAGAGATTGAATACTCTTTTGCTGATAGAGTATCCTTGAAGGATATAGCTGGGTTGTCACAGGAAATACATACATCTCCTGCTATACTTCCGCTCCTACTTCTACCAAAAGTAGATGCAGCAAACTGATCTAGCAATGCTTCCATAACAGGATCTTTCTCTGAGGGTTTCATCTTACTTCCTTCTACATGGTAGAGATATAAATTAGAAAACATGATAAGATAAATACTAGATAGCTTATCATTATTGCATTCGTTATTCTAAACATTAATCCCATATCTTTATATACTCCTCATCGGGTGGTCTCATACCACTTCCATAACATTCTTCGCATGTTATTGATACTATATAATAATCCTTTCCTTCCGAGTTCCCTACTGGCCTTTGACTTTCATGACTACCATAGCCATCACATTCGGTACACTTGATATAGTTTTCCATCAAGCTGTCATTTCTGTATATTCTTTGAATAGTTTAAACAGCCTACGTTCCCAACCAATACTTAGGGCTGCTGGCTTACGTTCTCTCACTGCTGCTCTCCACTCCTTAACATGACGTGGAGTAGTTATATTATTATATATTCTCTTGGGAGCATAGCCACCCTTACCAGCATGAATACATCTTAGCTTACCTTTAGCAGCAGCAGTGTGAAAAGATTGGATAGTAAGACCAAACATATCAGATGCCTGAGAGAATGTAATGGGTAGATCATCTCGCCACAGGTAATGTATTGTATTAGACATCGCTTTCTCCTCGTTAGAGTGGGGGTAAACTAAGAACCAAACATATTAGTAATATGAATATGACATACACACTCATAACCATTCCTATCACTGCAAATACATCTTTCATTTCTATTCCTTTTACTTGTTGGTACACTGTACTAACTTCCTCTCAAATACCCCTTTAAATATATTTAGTGTACTATACAAGCGTTTGCATGTACCCCTTTTTGAAGCAGCTACAAGTAACTCATTTCTAGTTCTATCATCTAGCGTATCTAACCATCTCATGTATCTTTTTCCAACTTTTCTAAGTCCTGAATTTCTTTCAAGTCTGGCAATATGTTTAAGATACATATTGTTTTCCTTCCAGAAATCCTTTGGCACTCTCTCAGAGTAATCCATGCTTACCTCCATGTTAAAGTTGGTACACTGTACTCACTTCTTCCTACCGACACCTGCACCTCTATAGTAAGGAACCTTTACCATGAAAGGTTTACCGTCTGCTCCACAAAGGGGGCCATTCGGACCTACAAAGGCTACCATAGTTGGTACACCATAAGACTCTGCCGTAGTGTCACCCCATTTCTTAGTAGGGGGCGTGGGCTTTGTTCTATATACTAGCCTTTCCATTGACGGGTTACTGCTAGTCATCTTTGTCTCCTTCAAGTTGGTACACTGTACTAACTTCGTTTCACTTACTAATTACTTTTATTTAGTATAGCTATCCTACCACATATAGTATGCTATGTCAAGTGTATCTACTAGACCTTGCTTACTTACTTACTTACTTAAATAAATAAAATAGTTAAAATTTTAGACAAAAAAAGGGGCCAGCCCGAAGGCCAGCCCCTAAGTTTTATGCCGCTTTGGCGTCGAGTATATGTTGGTCGATTAACTTGGTAAGCTCTTCCCTGAACTTGTCGAGGTCTTCAACCTTGGCGTTGTTCTGGGTTAGGACATCAAGTATTGGGTCCATTAGGTCGGCCACAATGACCTTGGCGTCTTCGGATAGAGTCACTTTAAGTTCTGCAACCTTGGTTACCTTGTTGCCAGTAGCCTTAGTCTTAGTTGGCAATTCCCGACGAAGATATCCGGTCAGGCTAAGTTTTCGACCCTTCGTGTTGGTGTTGTCCTTGGCTTTGGTGAATGTATCCAACACAGTCTTGGCGGATAACGTTCCAGTTTTGATTTTAAGTTTATCTACACTCGTAGAAGATTGAGCGCATTTAATCATAAGCCTAACCGTATTGATCGGCATGTTGGGACAATATTTAACCAACAAAACCTTAGCAGTAGAGTTGAGCTTCCTCGCACCCTTACTTCTCGGCTCTACTTTGAACTTGCTGTAAAAAATAACAAGTTCGGCCTGCACCTTATCTTCTAGCCTAGCCACGTTCCCATATATGGGGCTGAGTTCTTCTAGGCTAGCAATCAATGCGTTAGTCGCTTTGCATTGAATGGGTGACAAGGTAATAGGTTGCTTGTTGGTCTTGGTCTCTTGTTTGGCTTGCGCCATAGTTTCACCTATTGAGTTGAGTTGATGTTATGAAGTCTTCGAAACTTCCCTACCCAATATGGCCGCCAACTGGCGGTAGGTAGTAGCCCGAACCCAGACCTTAAAGAGACTTAACTAACCCCTACCTCACACAGAGTGCATTTCGGTAGTAGGTGCCTACGGGACTAGGAGAAGCATACGATCATTCCAACAACCCGTCAATAGCGTGAGAATGTTAGTACACTGTACCAACTCAGATATCCTGCTAGGTGATTGTGTCTATTAGGTAAAGCGATAGGACCATGCGGGTATATTTCACCAACACCTGCCCCACAATATGAAAACAGGAGAGGAATAGTTAGGTAGCTAATGGTTATTACTTAGCTAGCTAATGAATATAGTTAGGTAGCTAATGATTATTAGTTAGCTAGCTAATGATTATGCCCAGGGTCGACCAACAAGCTCCGCCCATACATATAAATATAACCGATTGACCGGGGCGGGCATGGGCCACCCCCCCTCCCCCCTATACTATATGACTGAGTGAGCAAATTTTTATAGTTTCAAAGGTAATCTGGCTAGTCGGAATAAGACTACCCTAAGTATACTTAGAGTATATTCTTATAGTATATATTAGAGTATATTCTTATAGTATATATTAGAGTATATTCTTATAGTATATATTAGAGTATATTCTTATAGTATATATTAGAGTATATTCTTATAGTATATATATTATAGTATATACGATAAGTCTATCCTTAGATATGATTTACACTTTTTATTGTAATAAATATAAATTTTTCTCTTGACAAATCTGTTAAAGACGCTATAATAGATATATAAGATGGTAATAAAAGCAGATGTCTTCATCCTAATAAAAACTCAGACAGGCTAATATATCATCTATACTAAGATTGGTGGGGAAGAATTAAAAACGCATAGACGTTTCCTAGGTTTAGGGGTAATTCCGGCCCCTCTTCCCCACCACCCCTTCAGGAGTTATCATGTCTAATAATAAAATTGCTGCTATTATGAAAAAAAATAATAAATTTAGATCAGGTAAGAAGAAGATGCCTTTGCCAAAGACTATAAAAAAAGGGAAAAAGAAATAGTGAAGTGTGATTGTGAAGATTGTTTAGTAGAAGATTGTGACTGTGCTTGTATTGTATGTATAAAAGATGAATGTAAATGTGAATGTCATAAGGATCACGGACACTTCTTTGAGTTCTCTAAAAAATAATGAATAATCTAAAACTCACAAACAAACAAGAAACCTTCCTGAGTACTCTCGTTGAAAACGGGGGTCAAGTTAAGGAAGCTATGGAGGTTGCAGGATACCATCCCGGTTCTAGAAGCAACCTCATCAAGTCGGTAAAGCATGAAATTATCGAAAGAACTCGTCAGCATCTTGCATCTTCATCAGTACAAGCAGCCAACCGATTGATTGAAGGTCTTGATGCTGACGGTACTATCCCAAGTTCACAGATGGATGTTAGACTCAGAGCAGCAAATGATATCCTAGACAGAACGGGTGTAAGCAAGAGACAAGAGATCGCAACGGAATCCAGAGTCCTACATGGAATTGTATTACTCCCTGCCAAGAAAGAACAACAGGATATATGGCAAGACCAAAACTAGAATCTGGAGAGAAGGGTAATTACAATGTTTCTCGTAAGGAAAAAGCAAAGAGAAGTCTGAAGAGAAGTATTAATCATCAGAAACGAGAACGAGATAAACTACAAACAAAATCAAAGCATAGAACCACTAGAAAGAAAGAAGCTGAAAAAGCTCTAGAAATATTAGAACATGGAGGTTTGCTAAAA